TTATATCGTGGCTAAAATTTTCTTTATCCTTTTTATTGTTAATAAAATTATTATCATCAAACCTATAAATTTTAAAACTAGTGCTAGCTTAATGCTAATTATTGGACGGTAGCCTACAACAACCTCATTTAATCCAGGCTTAGCATTAACAATCAATGCCCCTAGGTCAGTTACTTCTTTTTTATCCATTTTTTCCCCATTCAATCTTACGTATGAATGGCTGTAGGCAGCAACAGGCAATTGTGTTTTCTGATTTTTAGAGGAATTATTTTCCCATGATATTTTTATTTCACCTTTATTTGTAATAGTTTTTTCTCCCTGTAAAGGATTATCAACAAATTGTCTGAGATAAAGCTTATAAGGATCAGTTTGGTATATTTTTTCGTTATCAGAGTCCTTTGGTATTGGTAAATAATCCGGTGTTCCTTTTATTATTGCATCTAATCCTTTTTCTAAATCCGGACTTTTAAAATCTGATCTTAACTGATCTGCTCCATTAACCCGTACACTAGCTTTATTATTTCCTGTAGCAGTTGGGTCATCACCTTGCCAAAGCCATGATTGAGAATTTATAAAAGCATTCCCATTCAAAATACTAAAAAAGCTTAATACCACAGTTAATGAATAGACAACTTTTTTCACCTCATCATTTTTGTTACTAATTATCCGGTTTATGACCATAGCGAAGTTCAAAATTAATAGAACATAAGATACAATCACAAATCGGTGTGGAAATTGAACCACTTTCAAAAAGGGAATATAACTTGGTAGTTCGTCCCAAGGAAGTAGACCTGATGCCAATAGAAGAAATACTCCACCAACAATTGCAGCAAACTTTTCTTCGATTTTTGTTTGTTTCCAATTAAACAAAGTAAATGATATTCCAAAAATAAAAATAAATGTGTAGATTAATCCTACATCATGCAAATCATTTCTATTCACTAAGAATTTAACGATGTCACCAGACATTTGTTCCAAATAGAAAGGTTTCAAAATATTATTTGATAAGTAAGGATCTAAAAACCCTAGAATAGAATTGGCAGATAATAAAATTGTAAGTCCTACCGCAAACAACATATCACGAACCCAATAGACTTTTTTATTATTTCTTATAAAGCTATACATATAGAAAGGAAGTATAGCTAGCAACGCAATCACTAGAGTCATCATGTGAATAGACAGTAGAAGACTGACTATTACCGAAAGACCAACATAATTTATGGGATTTTCTATATTTTTTATAGATTTCATAGCCGATATAAATATTAAAGGTAAGAATGCAGCCCCCCACCCATTAAAAGCTTGAGCAATAGGGTATTGCATGACTACGTAGGAAGACATATATAATATTGCAGTTATAATACTAAGAATATTAGTTAACTTTAAATATCTGCTTAAAAAATACATACTTGTACCCGCAATGAATGTACAAATAAACGAGCTAACAATTTGAAATTTAGTCCATGATTTAACAATCATGAGTAAAAATCCCATTAGATAGGAAAAGTCCCATCCATAAAAAGCATTAACTATTCTCCCACTTGAATTAAAACTAAATAAAGATAAGAAATAATTGAATTTACCTGTTTCAAGTTGTTTAACTGTTTCAAAAAAGCGATTAAGATGAAACATGACATCTGTTCCTAAAATTATCGAACGCTTATATATTTGTGGAGAGATAATTATAAACGAACATATAAATATTACTACTAGGGCGATAACTAAATCTTTTTTAAACCATTTCATTTTCATTACATTACCTACACTCTCTATTTTTTCTCATTCATTATAACAAAAATACTAGTGTAATTAATATCCTTATTTATTATGTACGCCCCTCATCGAGGGGCTATTTTTTATCGTTGCGGAATATTTAAATACCAGCGTTTATCATGAAAATCTTGTGCTCCACCTTTAGTGTTCCCTTCTGGATCATTCGTTGCACGCATCATGACGTATACTTTCTTATTAGGAAAATTACGCATATTGAAAGATACATGATAACCAACATTTCCAGAAGTATTATAAGCTTGATTTACATCTGGTCTATAAATTCCATCAGCTCTTACTCGAGCTAATTCTTTTCCAGTATTGTAATCCATAATGAAAATATACTCGTATTTATAGTTAGCAATGTGCCATCCAGCTACATGCAAGTTTGCGTTTTCGATTTCTCCGAACTGATCAATGTGGGCGTAATTCGTTCCATCTGTCAGTGTAGGATTTGCTGCACCTGCTCTAGTTGGATCAATGACTGGTTTATCATCTGAAGTTGTCGGATTTTCATCGGTAAAACCATGAGCCAAATCATAGGCTAGTTTTTCTTTACTTACGCCCATTTCAGAAAGATAACCGTAAGGATCTGTATGATCGCCCCAAATATTTTGTGTTACCCATAAATGCGATTTGATTCCTGGTTGGTTATAAGGAGTGTCTAATGTTAATGGAATACCATATTTCATTGCTGAATCTCTTGTCAATTCAACGTATACTTTATAGTTCTTTTCAAAAGTCTCTTTATCATGTGTGTGTTGTAACTCGATTTGCACAGGACTATTGGCATTAGCATACGAACCAGCACCGTACTGTACATAACCAGGTTGTCCAACTTGGTAAACAATACCACCGTCTCCCACAATGTAAGCAGTGTAAGCACTAGTCCATGAACGTTGCATATACTGCGCTTCATTGCGTCCTGTTGCTGTTTCGTTAGCTGTTTCATGCAGTAAAATATACTGATTATTCGCTACTTGAGAGCTACCTTCATTTATACCTAAATTAAATTCATTGTTAATCGTATAGGCAAATCCATTAATCGGCAATAAGAAAAGAGCCGTTAATAGGCTCATCGCAGTAATAGTAATTTTCTTTTTCATTTGTTTCCTCCTATTTTTTTAAATTATAAGCCGACACACCAGTGATAACGCCTAAAAATGTTGCTACTGCATTGATAGTGAGTACTGTCATATCTGTTCCATTCCATCCATATGCTTTCCCTAACGTCGCTACTAATACAGATGCAGCTGGCAATACTGTTAAAACTGTCCATTTAATGACTTGATAATATTTATCAGGTAAGATCATCTTTATTCATCTTCTTTCTATTTTTATCGAGATGTTTCCCTAAATAAAGTTTTAATTTGTTGTGTGTGTTCTACCAATTTTTCTGCATGTGTATCTAATCTTTCATCGTGTTTCTTTAGTTCTTCATGAATCATCAATCGATCTGATTTGCTAGATTCTAAATCTTTAGTCAGCAAATCTAAATTGTGACTTACTTTTGAAAGAGTCTCAGTAATCTTCGAGAAAGATGCAGTAATTGGTTTTATTACTAATAAAATCAAAGAAACAATCGCAGTGATTGATCCTGCGATTGTTCCCCATTCCCCTAAATTAATCATGTGACAACTCCTTGAATCAAATTAAAAAGCACATCAATTAAGATGCGCTCTCTTCTTTGCTAATGATTTTATCTGCTTCTTCGTCTGTAATACACAATGGCACAAACTCACGAACCTGTTCTTCTGTAAAACAGCCCCAATCATACATCATTTTCACATCGCTAAAACTAAACATACTACTCACCTCCTTCTGATTCTGGATTTAATTGCGCTTTAATTTCTGCAATATCCTTGCTGTTTTGAAGCGAAGCAAGCATTGTCTTTGAATTGATTTGTGCTAAACTATCAGCTTTTTCTTTCAATGCAGTATTTTCCTGTTTAATTGCTACATCGTTTAGCATGAGTTTGGCATTTAGCTGTTTTAGGTTGTCGTTTTCATGTTCCAGAGCCTCATACATCGCTTTGAGATTGTTTAAATCGTTGTGATCTAACGCGTTCGCTAACACAATCCATTGGTTCAGTTTAGGATCAAACATCTGATCAGCAATCGTTAGCGGCTCCCCATCAGCACGAACCCCTTCAAGCGGCGGCTGATCCGTGTAAGGAACGGATACAAGCATGTCGTCCAATACTTTTCCTGCGTACTCTCCGCCAGTACGTCCATATTTCCAAATGTTTTTCATTTATTTCACTCCTAGTCTATATAGTATTGAATTGGTGCTAAAAACAAGTTGACTGTTCCCCTAAATGAAGGTAGACCGCAAACGCCGTTCGGTCGGATATAAGCCATCCCGCCATTGTCTAAAGTATTGCTACTTTGTGGTGGTAACAAGAATTGATACTCATAATTATCAGTTGGATTACTTGGTCTAAATCCTTCTGGAATCGTACAAAAATCTTGTGTACTTAGCGTGCTACCTTTTAATGATCCACGGAACATTACTAGTTTTCCAATTCTCCTGATTTGTCCCTGTTTATTCCAGGAGTGCCCATTGATCGCTGTTAGATTTACCCATCCAGTATCTTCTGGAACTGTAGCAACTTCTTTTCCCGCTATTTGCAAACCATCCTCAAAGTTTTTAAGCCCTAAAACAGTTTCAGGCTCGGTTAAGCTCACAGAATCATTCAAGCCTTTTTCAGTATATTCAGGCGTGATGTCCCAGCTGTAGTCGTTCGGATTGTTACTGTCTTTCAAGCCTTCACCGAAGTATTTAAACTGACTAATATTAGGTGTTCGGGTATCGCCTTTTTCAATTTTTAACCATTTTATGGTGCATGAACCTAATTCTGAATATCTTTGATAAATACGAATTAGTTTTATTCCACTTGTTTGGGTATCTTTATTATAAGTAAATGTTAATTCCCACTGGTTAGTCAAACCTTCAACTGGTGTCATATCGCCAAATTTTGTGTTTCCAACATCAGCAATAAACACAGAAAAGCCTTGGTTTGCTGGCTTAGTACCTTCTAAAGTTACAGTGTAAGTTTCTCCTTTTACCAAATAACTAGACAACTTTTGTTCTGTTATAAGTTGATTAGACGTTGCGACTGGTAAATTAGTATTTTGAGCAATATTTTCACCCAACGGTGTTTTACCTAGCCAGTATGGATCAACTAGTAAGTTAGGCTGATATGGTGTGGCTGTATCACTTGTTGAGTTCACTTTCTCAATCTTAATATCGTAACCAATGTAGAGTTTGCCGTTGCCTTCTTTAGGTTGCCAAAGTTGTAAGTAAGAGTTATCAAATTTAAGATTGTTTGGTACAGTAAACACTTTTGTCACATTTTGCCATGTCCCTACATTTTCACGTGGTGGGTTTACTGTTCCCAATGCAGTTCCATCGCTAGCTTTTAATACAAAAGCCGTTCTGAAATCGTCAAAATCTGCGTTTATCATAATTGGAACTGTCATAATATACGTATTATTAGGAAGCAACGCTGAACAATTTGGTACATATATATTTCTACTTGCGTTGACCACTGAAGGATCGCTACTGTCTAGTTCTAAATATGTTTCGTGATCTTTGAAACAAGCTAATGGTGTTGTCATTGTTATTCCATTACCACTAAACTTGCTAAAATTTAGGTTAGGTGCTAAGTTAGCTCTTCCAGAATAATCATAGTCCCCGAAATCGATGCTGTTGGCGTACATTTTTTTCAGCTTGCCTAGATCTCCGATTTGCTGATTGGTTTGATCAATACGGTTATTTGCCTTATCAATATTCGTATTGAGAGTTGCGACATCTTGATTGGCTTTCGTGATTTTGTCGTTTGTGTCTTTTACTTTCGCATCAATCTGCGTTTCAGATTCCGCAATTTTCTGTTCAATCTCTAGCTTTCCATCAGCTAGAATTTTTTCGATTTTATCGATTGTCTGGCTAAACCCATTGAAATAATAATCTTCCAGCTCTGGCGTACTATCATCAATTGGGCTGCGTTTGATATAAAAAGTAAAACGACCAGCTGTATCTAACGAGCGGTCGTTTGGGAAATCAATATATACGCTACCTTCTACGGTGCCTACGTATCCCAGTATATTATCCTCTAACACAATAGAAACAATCCCATTCACAGGATCTTCTACCGTAGCTAGATAGTCATGTTTACCATAACCACCTTCTGCCGTTGCAGATTTGAACATCAAGCGAATCGGAACAGTTGTCCCTTCGGGTAAGCTTTGAGGGATGCCGTTTTTCCGAACTAACTTCATTCGAAGCTTAGCTGTTCCTCGATCATGCGACCAAAAAACAACATTCGTCCTGTTTGGACTAGTGGCTTCTGCTTGAATTACAATAATCGATTCATTAATTTTAAACATCTATATCCTCCTTTCTTAAATAATTGGTATTGGGTCATTCGTTACCCATGTACCTGAAATATAAGATGATCCATTTCCTGAGTATGCGACTACGCGACTAGCTTGTGTTAAGCCTGCCCTTGCGCCAGCAGGTTGGGTTTCATTGCGATATAAAGCCAGCGGATGGTAAGCAGGATAACTTTGATCACGTTGAAATCCAGCGGGAACCAAAATAACATTTCTTGTGTCAGAAGCATCAGAAGGATAATTATTGCATTCATACTTGATTGCTATTGTGACTGTGTCTCCTTCACGTTTAATAGTACCGTTAACGTTTGTAATATTGTCACGATCGCTAATATCATCGTTAGTGATTTGGCGAATGATTTTACCTGTAACGACATTCCCTTGATTTCTTACTTCAGCAATTCTATTCGCTTTTACCTTAGAACCAACAACTTTGATTCTAGCAGTTCCGTTATCCGCAATTATCCCATAGTCATTTCCAGTTCCTTGATCACTTGGATCAATGTTAATGTCAGCTAAATTTCTAGCTTCTGCAATACAGTTTTGATTTAGGTAGTAATTATTGTTTGTAGCAATTTTTGAACCTCCTGTGGCAAATAAACAACGATTTGATTTCCCATAAGTAGTTTCAGCAAAACGACAATTCCAGACAGCTAAATAACTAGACTGTTCAGAATAAATTGCACACTTTAATTGTCCTGAAATGTTCGCCTGATCTACAAACTCGATTCCATTAACTTGTTGGTAACCTAAAGAGCTAATAAATGAAATGGAGCGAACTTTAACACTTAAGTCAGACGTTACATCTGTTACACTTTGGCGACTGCGCAAAGTAATGCTAACTGCTTTGAGATTGCGAATCACGACATCTTCAAGGTATACTCCATCGCCAATCCAAATAGTTACTCGTGAACTAGTTAATAACGGTATTTGATTTACAGCAGCTTGAATTGTAAGAAATGGATTTTTTTCTGTACCATCCCCACTTTGATCACTTCCTGTTTTAGCAACATATAAATCGAGCGTTTCGCCGTATGCTCCCATAAGAGTTCCAACAGAAACATTTAGTTGATTTAGCTGACCTTGTTGATTATCTTGTCTTGTCTTTAATTCTGTATAATTCAAATTGAAAAGGTTATCCAATGTTAATAATCTCGAATGAAGCGTTGGATAGATCGTACCTTCAGCATTTATTCGAGCATCCACTACTTCGTTTGGTGAATCACCGCCCGAGTTGATTACGAGATTATCAATACGACTGTTCGTTGATTTGTCTTGGTCAGACAATTTCTTTTCAAGATTGTTCAGATAATCAACATTTTGGTTAAATGTTTCTTTCCACTTCAAAGCAATATTGTTTGATAATAATTTAATTAACCCCATTTACATCAGCCCTTTCTTAGCAAGATTTGCCAGTATTGAAGTGATTGTTTTCTTGGTATTTGATAATACAATCTCTGGCGCTTTATTAGGGATAGCTGGATAATCAGTAATTCCCACAACTTGAATGTAGGTACTTATATTCAAAGGTTCATAAACAAAAAGAACCTTATCCCCTTTATTAAGAGATACAGCCCATTTTAGTGTTACGGATCCTGAAACATCTGGATAGTCGTGTAACTGCTGTTTTAGATATTCAATCATATTATTTTGAATAGTGTAACGTTCGTCTTCTATTGGGTCTTGTATCCTGATTCCCCATTTCTGTGATTCGGGACTAGTATAAGTAACTGGATTAAAATAATATGAGTCATCTTCTTTTTTCTTACCAAATCCTTTAATTTGTGTTTTCAAAGCATAAGTATCAATATCAAACGACACTTCATCCGTATTATATTTATATCGGATTTGTTGCTCAGTTATATTTCCATATTCTGAAATGGGATAAAATACTAAGTGCTTATTGTTTGGTATCACAACGGCACCGTAATCTTCCAAAATTTCATTAATAAGATTTAAATAATTATCATTTCCAAAGTTCTCCTGTTCCTTTTTTAAAAATACATTGTTGGGATCTACAACTTCCCAACTGAATCCTCGGTTTCCAGCTTTAAAAATATGAGTCAAAAGATCATTGATTGATTTTGTTCCAGATATGGTGTCATATTGCCATCCATCTTGAATAGTGTAATAGACATGAGTTGCTACTACATCTTTATAGATTTGGCTACCAGAAGCATATGGTCTCATCTGCTTGATTGAATACTGCTGACCATCAAATACAACATAGTTTTCATAGTCAATTAAATCAAAAGCTATTTGATTCCTTTTTGTTTCTGGTACAGTCACAGATAACTCCCACGTTTCATTTTGTTGCCACGAGACAGAAAAAGAATCCTTATCGTAGTTAATAAGGATTTCCTCTTTTGTTTCTTCATAATTACGTATTAATATGTTTTTCAAAGTATCACCTACTTATACAAGAAACGGAAATCCCAAGAAGATTTCACTCTAGTAATATTTTGAATTTCGATTTCATTGACCCCTTCAGCTAAAGTGATTAGTCCATGGTTTGTATCAATACCACAGCTTACACCATTCAATTTTGGGTATACGCCATCCAAAACTAACGTCTGCCCTAAATTAGTTGAGAGAGAAGGATAATAAATGAAACGATCACCTGTGGTCTTGTTGAAAATAGTCACATTTCCTTCTGATTCTCCTTCTAGGGTAATACGTAAATCTGACTCTCTCGGATCAATTCCAAAACTGCCAGCATTAAAAATCTTAAAGAAACTAGTATTGTGCGTATAACTAAAGTCTTCAGAAACTAGACCTTGAGAAAACTGCCAATCCTCATCCAAACTGAAATCAGATAAAGTCGTTGCAATTGATTCAGAATATCCTTTATAGGCGGAAAATGATACAACACAATTTCCTTTAAAATATGCCTTTTTGGTTATAGTCATACTCTCAACAATCACTGGGTATCTTTTACCAGGTTCTTTCGTATAGATAAAGTAGTATTCAGCTTCTTTATTAAATAGTTCTCTCAATTCTGTTTCAGTCAAAATAAGGTCATTCAGATTATCTGCAAAATAATCAAATTCAAGAGTAATAGGAAAAGAATCAAATGAGTGTGTCAGCAGCTTTTTTCCTACTGAACCTGCATAAGAAGAAAATTCATTTTTAGGTACTGGCATCCCAATTTTTATATCAATGATTTTTATTCGGTAATTTGCTAGTAAGTCAAATTTACCTGTACTAAATTGGAGAAATACTGATGTTTTATCATCCATTGAAATTCTTTCCTCTCGTATATAGTTTTCTTGCTAATGATGAACCAGTATATTCATCTACACTTTTGCTGACTTTCTTACCGTCTAGATGACTAATTACCTCAACTGGACGATTATTCAAAGCTTGAGACAGCTTCTGAAGTGAACTTTCTGAAATTTCGCTTGTTAAAAATCCACTCGAATTGCTTGATACATTATTTGCTGAAGCAGGTCTAAATTGTTCCCTCGAGCGGATTGCTTTTATAATCAAGTCATCTGCAGAAGATTTAGCAGGATTTATCATAAATTCTTTTGGATAAGCAGGGTCTTCCCCAATCCATGCTAATTCAGGACCATTTATTTCTCCACCATCAGCATAACCATGACCATGACCAATGACTGCGAGCATATCAGGACCATATCTTTTCAGTGCATATCTAATACCAGCAAGCATGCTATCAAAACCATTAAAAATATTTCCGTGGCCAGGAAACGCATTTGCTAAAAATGTTCCTTTCTTAGCTTGTATTAGTCCCATTGCTGGACCAGAGCCATCACCATCTGGGTCTATTCCAGGCTGAACAGCACGCTCATTGCCTCCTGATTCAGTCTCGATTTGCCTTAACAAAGCATTGACATACGAAGCAGTGGTTGGTAATCCATTCATTCGCAAGGCTTCTTTTAATTGGCTAGTCCACCTTGCAACGCCAGAACCTGTAGGCGAACCTTTTCCGCCACCTTCGCCTGCTTTATAAATATCACCAGAGCCAAGCTTACCTGTAATATGCAAATGGTCGTAGTGATCGTTATCTGGCCATGGCTCCCATGCACCAGTTGCTGGTTGACCTGATTGGCCAGTTCTATCACGCACTTTTCCCTGCGTGATAACATACCCAACTTTATCGGCAAAATTCTCAAATACCCAGTTTGCAGGATCAAAATATTTGCTTGAACCATTCATACTTGATGGATAAGCAATATCAATCGCTTGATGCTTCCCATGCCAATATGGATCTCCTGGTCGGTAACCTGAAGTAATCCCGCTCATACCGAATTTCCTAACGGCTTGGTTTGCAATATCTACTAAATATTTATATACATTATCTGCCATTGCACCATCGAAACTGCCGCCTCCATTTTCTTCATTAAACTTATCAAAGAAGTTTTGTGCGTATTCGATAATCTTATCTTTTATATTAGAGATACCACCTGCAGCAACTTTATATTCAGCTGAATCACCAAGGTTATCTAAAAAGTCAGAGACACCAAGTTTATCAGCAATCGTATCATAAGCTTTGCCGGCACCATCTGAAACGAAAGACCATACATCTTTAGCTTTATCTTTAACCCAATCAAACATATTCGTGATAGTACCCCAGACACCGTCTTTGTGTGCGGGTAGCCCCTTTGTCATTGCCAAGAATTCTTTAGACATATGATGGGGTAAAATTGAAGTACCAGCTTGCAAAGGCCGGATTTCTGGACCGCTAACACCCACAGGGAAAATACCTTTAGATGGATGATGAGCAAGCTCGAATCCTTCTTCCCCAACCAGAGCAATTTCGTCTTCAGTTAATCCACTAGAACCTTTTGCATGGGCGCCGAATTTGAAATTTTTGAGGTCGTTTCCCCAATTTTTGTTCAGCCCGTTTATCAAACTACCTATTCCGTGTGCGACACCTTCAACAATGGATCCCATGTTTGTTTTCATTTCATCCCAAGAGCCTACAACTTCACCTGTTTCACCATCAACAGCACCTTTGTGTTCTCCGGCCTGTTGAGTTGCTTGATCTACTACTTCTTTATGAGTTTCTTGGGCTTTCTTTATTGATTTATCCCTTTTCTCAGTAGCAGCTGCGACGGTGTCATCACGTTCTTTCTTTGCTTGTTTCACAACCTCATCATACTGCTTCTTGGACATAGTCCCATTTTCATAACGTTCTTTGTCTGCTTTTTCAACAGTTTCTTTGTATTTTTTATCAGCGGCAGTTATTGAATCATTTGCTGTTTTTTTGGCATCTTTAATGATCGTGTCACGTTGTTCTTTAGAATTTAAGATAGCAGTTTTCATTTCTTCATGAGAGAGTTTGCCCTTATGGTCTTTCAAATCCTGCAAAATATCTAGCTGTTTTCCCGAAGCTATTTTCGTTTCTTTGCTAATTTGCTCGTTCAGCTTAGACTGCGCTTTACTCATGTTTTTAGCATATTTTTCCTGCTCTTCTTCTAACTCTTTGTTCAATTCTTTTTTATATTCTTTACTATCTTTTCCATATTTTTTTGCGACATCTTGGAGTTTTTTGGTACCACCTTTTTCGATTTTTTCCACATTGGCATAATGTTCACCAGAATAAACTTGCATAGCCTTGAGAGCTTTTTGATGATTCTTTTTCTGTTCATCATCATTTTTCTTTTGTTTAGCTAGGGCTTTGTCAGCTTCTTTTTGGGTCATTAATCCATTTTTAACGAAATAATCATAATCACTTTTAGATGATTTTTCTTTCTTTTTATAATATTTTTGTATAGAGTCTGACATATCTTTGAATATTTCAGTCGTTTGGGCTTTCTGTTTTTTTAATTCTTTATCGCCTTTCGGTGTTTTGACAGCTATTTTATTAAGTTTTTCCATCTCTTTGGTGTAAGTTTTTGAAAGCTCTTTTGCATTTGATCCTACATTTTTACTAAATTTTTTAGTTATATCATGTCCTATATCTCCCAAAAGGTTCGTTAAATTAGGTGCATAGCTTTTAAATCCTTTGCCAATATCTTTCCCTAGATTTTTACCTAATTCAGTTCCGCCAAGTCCACCCAATCCTGCACCAATTGCAGTTCCAATTCCTGGTAAAATAGCAGTTCCAATAGCTGCTCCTGCCGCACTTCCTCCTAAAGAACCACCAAAAGCCCCTAGTTTTGAAGAAGCTGATCCTTTACCCAACAGTTCAGTTGCACTGGCAAGTACCCCAGCAAAAGGTAGCACTTTGCTTACTCCTTTACTTAGTTTTGCTAACCCACCTAGTTTAGAAACAGACTCTAGTGCATCATCAGCAATAGTAGCAACTCCTTTACCACCTTTTGGTAAGATTGTTTCAGCAATTTCAGCACCCACATTTCCTATATTTTTAGTACTTGCCTTTTTGCCAAACGAGAACCCTCCACCGCCTAAAAAATCAGTAATTGTTTCAATAGCAGTCATTTCCATTAAAGTTTTTTTTGCTTCTTTTAACATTTTAATGAATTCATAGCCTTTTTTAACAGCAAACATTATAACCAGTGCTTCGCCAAAGAGCTTTATTTCATCTTTATGTTTGGCTATTTTCCCAATTATTTCGTTAATTAATTCAAGGGGGTCTTTAACGGCTTGGGCATTTTCATCAACTAATCCAAGCATTTTACCGACATCGAAAAGTAAATCTTTACCTTCTTCCCATGCCCCTGAGAACAAGGCTCCAACTATTTTTTTTACATTATTGGAAATATTCGTAATAGTATCCTCATGTTTTTGAAAATATAAAAAGACATCTGCAATGTGTTGAAATACACCTACCACTGCATCAGAAGCCTTATTGACCATGCCAGTCAAGTTATCTTTTCCTAAATGATTAATAATGTCCATAATTCCAGAAACAACATTGGCTCGTAAATTACCAACTGCACCCTCAAAGGTCGAAGTAGACTTAGCTGCTTTAACCGCACCATCATTCATACCTAATTCAGTAATGGCTGTATTGAATTCATCAGCAGATATTTCGCCTTTTTCCATTGCTTCACGGAAGTTCCCAGTAAAAGCACCGTTTTTCTTCATTGCTTCTTGAAGTACGCCAGAAGCGCCCGGAATGGCATCAGCCAACTGATTCCAGTTTTCTGTTGTTAATTTTCCCGCTCCTGCCGTTTGTGTCATGACCATTGCTACAGATTTGAACGTTTCAGCATTACCACCGGCTTGAGCATTTAAGTTTCCGGCTGCTTGAGTCAACTCGGTGTAGTTTTTAATGCCGTTAGCTGCTAACTGTGCTGTTGTATTCGATACATCTGATAGATCATAAACTGTATCATCCGCATATTTTTTTACTGCTTTTGCTGCTTTATCAATTTCTTCATCGCCAAAACTACCCAATTTCATAGTAGAGCGGAATTTATCCATTGAATCAGAAGCTGCTAAACCTTCTCCTACTAAATCTGTAAAGCTTCCTGTAATAACTTGAACTGCTTGAGAAGTCGCACCCGCTACTGCTCCAATAGTAAGTTTATCTTTTAAACTTACAAATTTTGATTCAGTTTTTTCTGCAGTTTCTCCTAGTTCTCTGGTCTCTGTTTTAGCTTGTACAGCATCTGCTGTGAATGTTGTGCTTTTTTTATCCGGAATTTTCGATACTTGATCTTTAGCTTCACCTGATTTTTCTTTGACATCAGTATTATCTGCCGTAAGTTTTACTTTGGTAGTTTTCCCAAGTGAATCATCTATTTTTTTCTTAGTTGAGATTGCCTTTTCTTGGATTGCCTTTGTTTCAATAGCAAACTGATCATCCATTTGTTTACCGGTATTTGTACCTAATTTAGATAGTATTTCATCGATAAAACTAACATCCGTTTTAAATTTTGGTAAGTTAGAGAGCATGACATCAATATTTATCGTCGCATCTGCAGACATTCTTTAATTACCTCCTCTCTATTTTTTTGCTTGAGCAGCTAGCATTTCAAACATACTGCCAAGTTGATCATCTAGATTATTTACAGTTTTTTCTGAATCAAGGGCATAGTACTCTTGCAATTCTAGTAGGCTAGTAAGTGCCTCGCCTTCTAGTCCATTAATACTTCTAGAACGAATAGATAAAATTCGTTGAAAATGAGTATTTTCGCTTAATCCAAACAAAAGATTTTTGAACGTGATAAAGTGCATTCGTCCTTTTTCTTTTAATAAATCAATGCCGTAATCTGCTAAAAATGAGGAATAAATTGCTCCAGCATCTTGAGAATAAGAATAAAGTTTTTCCGGCACAGTATCTCCGGATTCCTGATCATTATTGTTATTTCCGTATGGACATTTTTGTATATAATTACTTATTTCTTCGATTGCTGCCTGCTTCTGTTCGAAAGTAAAATCACTAATGGGAGCTTTAGCATCAAAATAAAACAAATCAAAAGCTTTATTAATTTTTTCAAATGATTTTAAATTTTTATCTTCTAGCAATTCATAGAATCTAATCACCACATCAAAGGAAAGGTCAAATTTATATTCTTCTCCTTCAATGATTAGTGTATTTTCTAAATCCTCAACCAAATCAAACATCTATATCACTTCTTTTTATGTTTGTTTTTGTAATAGTTATCAGCGGTTTTTTTACGTTCAATCATCAATTCACCCAACTCTTTTTGCAATAAACCAATGACAGTTAATAATGCCTTTGTACTATTTCCGTAACTCTTATATACACGTGTTCCTTCTCCTTCTCCCAACACTTTATCTAGTGCAGCGATTGAACGATCTTTCAATTTAGCAACTTCTAAGCGAATAAACTCTTTATATTTATCAGTTGATTTTTCTTCTAAATCTTCCAATTTCTCTGCTTTTTCTGTCAGGTGTTCTAATTGCGATGGGACATCTACACTAGTTAAATCCATCAAAGCTTGATCAACCTCATCAGAAATAGTGATTTCATATACTTTCCCTGCGATTTTCATAGATTTTGTTAGCGATAATTTAGCATCTAAGTCGATAATATTGTTAATAGCCATTCGTTTTCCTCCTAAAAACCAGAGGCTTCATAGCCTCTAGTTATACATTCTCAATCTTTTTTTATGCAGCTGTAACGGTTACTGTGCATTTAGCAGTCTTGCTACCATCTTTAGTAGTCACTGTGATATCTGCAGTTCCAGCTTTAACTCCTGAAACTTTCCCTGTTGAATCAACACCTGCAATAGTTGCATTGCTTGATTTCCATGTCACTGTTTTATCTGTTGCGTCTGCCGGTAAAACGGTAGCTGTAAGAGTTTCATTTGCCCCAACAGCGAGCGATAACGTTGTTTTATTAAGCGCTACGCTTTCAGGGCTAATTACTCCCCCGCTGCTACCGATTTTGGCTTGCCGTTGAATGCCATTGTGAAGCTGAACGTTTGTTTAGCATTAGCTGCACCACCAAATGGCACGATAGATGTCAATGTAACAACAGCTTGAACCTTATTCCCTTTGGCATCAGTCCATTGTGCTAACGTGCGTAATTCATCTCCGATTGACAAGAATTTAGACGCTACATAATCTTGAGCTGGATCTCCAAATACACGGTGTCCCGCAACTTGGAACGTGATATTTTTACCAGTTACAGTGGAATCAGTGAATCCTTCTCCATCGTAGTAAGGGGATGCATCTGTAGTGTCCGCTGCAGCTGGAGTAATAGTTGTAATCCCTGCTGCTAATGGTGCGAATTTAGCCGATGCGATTTGATCTAAATCTGTACTTCCTGAAGTATCGATTTCCAATTTGTTTTTAAAGTTTAGTAAAAATTCTTTACTCTTTTCTGCCATTTAAATTTCCTCCTAATTTTTGAATTGATGAATGGCGATTTTGATACCTAATAAATAAGTTGAGTTCCCTTGCACGTCCTGTTCGCTTACGAAAGGAGTCTCACTTATTTCGATACCTAAAAAGACGAAGCTCTCATCTTCTGACTTCAGAGTTGAGAGTTCGTCTAAATGATTTGATATGAGCCAAAGAGTTTGATTGGCTTTTTCTTGGTCTTTCGTGTTAAATCCGACCTCATAGAGCATTTCACGCTCTTTCGTGCCGTCAAAGTATTCTTCGACTGTTCGGCTACCCGGCATAGAATAAACGCAAAGTGTATCTTCACCGTTTAGAAATCCCATCGAGCATGGCATTGGAAGGCCTTGAATAGAATCTATTGAATCAGATAATCGTTCCCATAAATCCATTACAAGTTTCCTCCTTTGATAAACGCTCTACGCCAATCATCCATGTGATTCGCTTTTGCTCTGAGGTCCCAACGTCGGCTTGTCCCTGGCGTTGTATAATTCTTAACTCTACTACCATTGACGATCCCTCTAAATTGAGGTTTAGCGTAAGGAACGGTATATGTGATTCGGTTCTTGTTAACAAATGATTTGTCTCTTAAATTTCCTTGACGTTTAGGCACATATAGATTCATATCCATGTGCATTTGAGATGTCATATAATACATTGCTGAATTGATATTCATCACGGACAACTTACGATCGACGCCATTTTTTTCAACCTTCACATGTAGCATTACAGCACCTCCAACTCATACGAGTAGACTTCGTTACTGTATGGATTACGGTTATCTACGATCGTCGTGATAGTGTAAGTCTCACCTTCAAAGTCAATCTTTGACCCAACATGATTTTTATTAATCACTGGCATCGGATCAGATACTCCAGCAAACAAAAAAGCGATAGCGTTGGCTACCACTTGCCGATTATTATTACTACCGCTGTACACTGTTTGAGGTTGAAAGATCATGTGATTAATCGTGATTGGTTCAGAAAAGACAGGTTTTTGCCATTTGTCATGACCATCAATTAACCGTAATGTAATTGACTGGTTGCAATATTGCTTTGGCATTAATGGAATCATCGATAGTCAACTCCCTTGTAAAGAAGTCCTGTATAGATCAACTCGTTATAAGCCTCTGTTGCAACCATCGTTCTGCCAACTGTTGCTGCATTCGTGCTTCCAGATTCAATACGCATACGACCAACGCTGACACTTGAAGGGGAAGCATTTAGTAAGTCTGATAACGAAGTAACTCCAACTGACTTCAAATATTCAATTTGGACAGCCATTGCGATTTTGAACTTATCCACTCGATATTTGAACGTGTCATCAGCTAAAGAATGTCTCATGTAAAAATCGCCTGTCACTCGATTAAGCTGACGTGCAGCACATTTTTCTAAGTCATCAAACTCCGAAACTGATACTTTGTTGAATCCTGATTTTAAATATTCATCGTGCGTAAGATAGCTCATAACTGCCTCCTTTCAATTAAAAAGGATAGTTTAGTAGCTATCCTTCGCTTGCTGCGGTTACCGTGACTTCACACGTAGCAGTTTTACCATTTACGGTTGTCGCTGTGACCGTCGTAGCTCCTACTTTAATAGCAGTAACCTTTCCTTGCACTGGCGTTACTGTTGCAATTGTTTCATCGCTAGAGGTAAATTTGACTGATTTATCAGTTGCCGTTTCTGGTGATACAGTAGCAGACAATGTTTCTGTTGCTCCCACCGTTAGCGTAGCTGTTGTTTTATTCAAAGTTACGCCGGATGGGGCTATCCTTTTGGGGCCACAGAGACAGATACACCTTCTTTTTGTTGCTCTTTGATAAAGCAGTCGTGGTATAAGCGGTTTTGATATAAGTAGCCATCACCTTGTGAATGTTCGCCTGGCGCAAACAAGAAGACGGTGTTTTCTTTAACCACGGGGATAACTGCTTGTTTAGCGACAACTAAGATATTGATGTCTTTTGCATCAGAGGCAGCAGCGTATCCATCAGTGAAATCGAACTTAGTTTTGAAACGAGTATCGTCCCAAACTTCGACCAATAACACACCATCAAGAGAAGTTACCCGAGATTCTAGTGCCGTTTGCCCAACATTTTGATTAGTGATATTACGAGTAAATTCTGAAGAACGTTCTAATGCATCCATTACCGTTGTTGATACAAACGCTACTAGGTTTTGCGGGCCGAATTTACGTGCTGGTAAAATAGCAGCTTTAATTGCAGAGTAAGCATTTTTCTCAGTAATTGTTTCTTCCTTAGTCTTGCCTGCGCCTGCAGCTAAAGTAGAAAAACGATACGCATCGATTTCAGGCTGCACGTGCTCTGTAATAAATACATTTGAAATTTTAGCTACAGCTAAGTCTTGATTCGTTTCATCAACGTCTTGTTTATCAATGTAAAATTCAACGTCTCGATCTTGACCCATTGTGTAAACTTTTTTGTCATTTCCATAAGTACCGCTGTTGAATCCCTTGTTACGTGTATGGTGTTTCAAACCAGAAGTTGAAATAGTCGTTAATGTAAATGATTTACCACCGTTCACGAAGTCAACTTGTGGAATACCTAAGATCGTCGTTAACAATCCTTGAGTGATCTTCTGATCGAAAATCCCATTGTCTTTTGTAATGTAATTAATTGCCATATTTTATTCCCTCCAAATTTAATTTTTGTTTGGTAAAACTCCTAATGCTTTAGCGAACACATCTTCTTCCACATTCTGGCCAGAACTAGCATTCCCAGAAAAGGTAGCCTTCTTACCATCGGGATTAGGTGGAACCTGTTCAGATTGGCCAAATAAATAACCGTCGCTTTCTTTAAGTGCGGCCAGTTGGTCATCTAATCCTTTTAATCCCTCGTCTGTCAGTTCCAATGATTCGCTGTCTAGCAAGGCTTTAGCAGCCTTAATGTTTTTAGCCCCGGCTTGTGTTAGAGCTAAGTCAATCGCTGATGACTTTTTAAGATCAGCAATTTGTTGTTCAGAACTCGTCTTGATTTCATCAAACCTGGATTGTAAATCCTCTAACTGCTTAGTAAGATCTTCATTTCCTTTAGCATTTGCTTTGAAATCATTCAGCTCATTTTGGTTTTTCTCTAACTGTTCTTGATATTGAGTGGCCTGTTGTTCCGCGGTAGACACCCGACTATTCAACTCGTTCACAGTCACACCATGCAAAGCCATAATTGATCCAATCTGTTCATCAGTTAAGCCAAGTTCTTTCAGTTCTTCACGTTTCATTTCATTCATCCTTTCGTTGTTTAACGAGGCTACGCCCTCGATGGATTGAACAGTTTAACGCCGTATTCAGGGCAAAATAAAAAGACTAGCGATTGCTAAGCCTAAAATTATTAACTTTGTACTTGTTCTCTACTGTAATCACGAACTAAGAACCCATGTTCGTTGATAAGCTCCCTTAACTGTTTCTGTTTGTTAGCAATCACTTGTTTGCACATCTGGACAGTTTCGGTATCTTCCAATTCTAACGCCGCATTCATTCGCTTCTTCTGATAGCGAATATCTCGTTCCAACTTTCGTTGTTGCTGTTGAATTTCAGCGTTTTCTTGTGCTTTTTCTGGATCGTATTGTGGCTGATTATTTGTATTCACATCAGGCCTACCAGGATAAAGAATATGTGTACAGTTAATTCCTTGCGTTCCACCGGGCTCGCCGTATCCGTGATCGTAAATAGATGGTAAATGCTTGAATTCTTCTGGCGCTTCATTTTTCGGCACAGTTAATACCCATCCGCCTTGGATTGGCGCACAGGCTTCGCGAGCTGCTAGATGACTACTCATTAATGCAGTGACACAGTCGAAGTCCTCCATTCGTTTCAAACGAAGATCATTAAACGTTCTGTGTGAGGTGGATTGAATCACTGTTCTCGAGTAAGTTTCCATCGACCACTCTCGACCAGCTTTATCAACAAAATCCGATTTAATTCCCATATCAACCATTTTGTAGACGTTATCTCTAACGGCTTTCTCATGCGTTTTAAGACCTGTCATAGATTCGATGGTTGATTGTTTGAGAATTGCTTGATAAGCTCTCATGACTGCATTCTCGTTGAAATTAGTAGTGATCAGCGTTTGATTGACATTATTATTTAAGTCTTGGAAAGTTTGACGAACCAAAGAGTCTAGAATTTTGTTTACGTCGTCAGATACAGGAACACTTTTATGGACCATTCGTTCTAACTCTCGATCAATTTCATCAACGATCTTCACGCCGTTTCCTTTAATCAATTGTTCAATCGCTTCTTGAGTTTCGCCAGTATAACTTGCTAACAAATCAATAACTTTATCGTTCAGTGTACCCATTTTAGAAAGTTGATTTACTTGCCATAGTAGAACGTCTTCTTTTTCAACATTCTCAAAGTGAGATTGTTTTAACGCTTTGATTATGATGTTAAAGATTCGGTCTTCCAGTTCTGAATAGATATTGATAATTGAGTTTGCGGCCTTTTGCATTTTTTCTGGTGTAATCATAATTAATCACCTAAATCGAATAAGGCATCTTGACTACGCCGTTCGGTTGATCCTGATTCAGGCATTTCCTCTTTCAAGTCATCCAACCATTCTTTTAATTCCTGATCACTTAGATTGTAATTACGGATAAGAAACTGTTTCTTTGGCATTACGCCAGCAGTTACAGCCTTTAGATCATTTTCTAATTGTTTGTTATGATCGACAAATAGACCATCCTCAAAACTAACTGTTACTAAATAACTATCATAATCAATAGAGAATAGTGGTTTCTCGCTTTCAAACATCTCGCCATATCCCGCAAGCTCAAAAATAGAATGGATAAGTTCGTTGATAACTTTTTCAACCATCGTCAAATAGCTTGAACGTGTCTGATAAGTCATGGAATTGTTAGAAACAATCTCAGTGGCCGTTTTAATTCCGTCGTCTGCATAGTTCATTGAGCCAACTGATAACCCAACTTGCACCTCGAACTCTTTAATCAGATGACTGATAGCGTCCTTATACTGAACTGTTCGTATTGCCGTAGTAATATCTTTTATTCCAGCATTTTCTGCCCCATACATCCCTACAAATACATTTTGATCACTATCAAACATTGGCGGATGGGCTTCATCTGTTTTAAGAAACTCTGCAGGAACCACGACACGCCTTTGTCCCATTTGTATTTCCCAAGCAAATTGGTCATGAGTATTGTTGATGGTATCTAAGATTTCTTTTGCATTATCAACGATTCCAACGCCTAATGGGCTCTCTAACGATTTATTGTTAGCTCCAGGCGTTCTGAAATAAGCAAAAAGCGGTCTCTTCAAACCTTCTAGTGTGACTGTTTCAGCTAAGTCAGGATATAGAATCGACAGTGGAACTTGCTTTCCAACAACGTTACTGTTGTCAGATTTGTAAAGCTCATTACTGATAACATACTTTTCGTCTTGCCACTCATGAAATTCGAGGAGCGTGTAGTAGTAATTCGTGTCCCCTTCAGTTTGAATTGATTTAGTAGCAATAGCACACTCACTAACTTCGTTTGTATTTGAACGTAACGGGTAAAACTGATCTGCACGAATCCACGAGATTTTAATCTTATCTCCATCAATGTAAGGCCGCATAGCAAATCCTCCTACAGCGATACCTTTCTCAAGATTCAATTCGAACAAATTATAGAAATTGTTGTCGTATAATGTTTGTTCCAAAAATTCAGATGCTTCTTTAATCTCTTTAGAAACATCCTTTTTATCAGTGGGATCGTTCAGCGTAACTTTACATTTTTCATTGAAAATGATACTAGCCAATCGTCTCGCAGCAGTCTTAGTCACGTTCAATGATTTAAATTCTCGTTTTTTATTGTCGCCAAATGAACTCTTATAGTTGACATCCGGAAATAAATTAGCATAATATTTGAAGTTCTCCGCTATTCGAGCGTACTCTAGCGAATCAATCCCAATTTTTGGGTGATCTGTGATTTTACCAAGTTCTATGCCATTCAAATTCATATCTATTCGTTTCACTCCTTTCTTAAAAAAGTTTTTGATGCGCTGAATCCCACTCATTTTCTCACCTACCATTTCAGTCCTAAATCATTTAGATTATCTTTTACAAAATATTGGAACTGGTCACATGTATGGTCACCAACTTTGATAACTTTCGGATCATCAGACTGTAAAGTATCTTCATCCCATCGATAATCACGATGCTCTTTAATAAATATTCGATTTGCTTCTGTATCCAAATAAAAAAACCTGCCTTGTGCAAGGAGGTTCTGTACATAATCAATCATATCCACTTTTTTTGCTTTAGCTACTGCATGAAAAGCTGTACCGTAGTCTTTGTAGTATTGATTCTTTAAAGCACCTTCAGCCGAGTCAATCGTAATCTTATAAGCAAATTTATTATATTTTGTTTGGCACTTCTCAATAAATTCATGTAAGTCTTTCGCTAGCTCGTCTGGTGCTTTCTTATTCACTTTACCTTCTGGCGAATAGTAATAAGTGTCTAATAGAATTACATTGCCTTTTCGCGTAATAGCGTAGCAACTACAAGTTGTAGCGGATATTTGGTGACCACTATCAATAGAGAAACTTATTTGTGTAATATAGTCATCGTTTGGCAACTCATCAATCGGATGGAAGTGATCCATATTATAGATGAGCGTACCTAACCCAATTACTTCACCTAAGTAAAGCCATCGATAGTAATCTTCATCATTTTCTCTATACGTTTCTATCAGCTTTAATTGCTGCGGATCCGTAAAACCTAACTCATCATCTTTATAAGTCGAGTGGTCCACTAAATGATCATCTAGGCGTATGCATTTCTCTACCCATTCATTAACCCAATCATATGGATTCTTGGGTGGATTCCATGAATAGTAAACTTGTACTTGATCTACCCATGGCGACCGTTGACGGATAAAGGTTGCATTCGTCTGGTCAAATACTTCCTCACTTTCAAAGTTTGCAGCTTCTTCATACCACAAAGCAATGACATCGCCAATTGCATTTGATTTAAGCTTTAATGGATCATCAACACCGTAAAAGTAGAACTTAGATCCAGTCCGTTTATGAATGATTCGTAAAGGAGAAGTACGAAACTTATATTCTTTTGAAATGCCTAACATTGAAAGTGCCCACTTGATTTGTTCATAAACAGCATCTCTTAAATACTTGTGCTGACTCATCATGCAGACAACATTTACTTTATGCTTAGCTTGTGTGTGCTTCTTCATTTCTGTTGCTAATTTCAAACTGATAACAGATGATTTAAATGAACCACGTCCGCCTTTCATTAAAATATAAGGACACTTTGCATGCCAAACTTTATAAAAATGCGGGTTAACCAAGTCCGTAGTCTTAATTTGAGTTTGTTTCTTGGTCATTAATGCCATTCGAACCAACCTCGCTTTCAACTAACGGAATGTCATCAATAATTACAGTTTGTTCTTCTGACGAATCATAACCATCATCTAACTGCTTCAATTGTGCTTTTGCTAAATTGACTTGTACATCCATGTATTCTAGTTTCTTTCTACGTTCATCATGTTCATCAGCTATAGAGACAAATTGTCTAATTAAGCTAGATAGCGTGCTCATAGCCCTTGATTGTGCATTCATGAAATTAGCTTGCTTGTCCCAAGCATATTGAATAGCATATTCTTCTGAACTTCCAGAATCACTCGAGGACCACTTAGAAACTTCTTTGGACAAACTGTCCTCATAATCAACATACATGATTTTCTGTGCTCGGATAATAGCCGTGTACTGGATCATGATATTATTCCATAATATATCCTCAGGTTTAGAGGTTGCAACCTCATTCATAATTTCTAATGTTTCAGAAGGTAACCAATTGGCAAAAAGGCCATGGGTAACAGCGTTTTTGTTGTCCTCTGGCGCTCCTTTGTTGTTCGGAATAGTTGCGTTCTTGGTTGCAACCTTTTCTCGAGACCAGTAACGTGACTTCCACGATTTTACTGTGCTGATGGATACACCATACTTTTCCGCTATTTCTCTATACTTCAACCCTTTTTCATAATCATCTTTAGCTAGTTCGTATTTCTTCACATGTGACACCACCTCGCTTATTTGCAACATTTGTTTTGTAACTTAGATGTATTTAGATAGGTTAATTTGTATATGTTCATCTGAATAGAAACCATGACCGCAATAAAGAAGTTTGCATTTATCAATCTCTTTTGGTGTTGCTTCTCTCCCCATTTCAACAATAGAGTACTTCCCTTTGATTTGTACAGAACGCACAACACGCACTGAACAATCATCAATGGTTCGAGGATATTCATTAGTTAGCGATATATACCAGTAGTTTCTCATTATGTAGCCTCCTTTGTGCAAAATAAAAAGACCACTCAACGAGTGATCCTAACATCTTATATTTGCATAACGTAATACCTTAATTCGGCTAATGCGTTATCAATATTGTCAGATAGTTCTTTTTTGGGAGCTTTTATATTTTGTTTTGCTACAGTTTCCAACATCAATATAGCATATCCATCAAAAAAAGAACTATTTGTATTCTTTTTCTCCGTCCGTACTAATTTTGTTTCATTTTGAATCAATTTCAACTCATCATATACTTCTTTCCACTGGTCATAAGCTTTATTTAGTTCCTTATTTATCAAATAAGAATTTGCATTTTCTAATTTCTGTATAAATCCATTAATTTGATTTTCAATATCTTTTTTTGTGAAAACATTTTGTCTTAAATACATTTTGTCTTCCAAACACTCTCACCCCTTTCGTAATATTTTTATTATATCATTTTTTATGTATAATAGGCACAACTTACATCTACAAACAACAGTTATTTTAAGTTGAGTAAATACTCAATAAAACCGAAAGAGTTGCAATTAATAGACAGCAACACATGAACTAACTGTAGGAGCTGAACCCCACATCCTTTAGTTTATTTGCTGCTGTCTATCGAAGCTTAATTAAACGATGAGGGAGATTTCCTCCCTTGCGTTTTATTTTTGAAGAACAATTATTCAGAATAAAAGAATGAATAAACTTGTGAGTGTCTAATCTATTAATTGTCTTCACTTATAGGTGGGAATGGTTTACAAGTTTTAGCAAATTTCAAATAGATTTATTTGATGACCATATTCAAAATAATTGTCGATCTTATTTTTAATTCGCTGTGACATAGATTTAACAGTACCCACAGCTAGATTCATTTGTTCTGCTGCTTCTCCATAAGTACATAAATCTTTATTAATTAAATGAAATAATGTCAGTTCTTTATTAGAAAGCAAAGATTCTATCTCCGTCACTTGAAGCAACATCTCTTTTTTCTTCGGAGAAATCGTCTCTTCTGCTGGCTTTTCTACTTCCTGTAAATAAACTTGATAGCTCATAACTTCTATATCTGCCAGTTTAACGGCTCTTCTATGCTTTGGTATCTTCTTGGCTTGCTCATCATCGAAAGGCTTCTCTCTGCCTGTTTCTAACCAGAATAAAGCGTACTCTGTAGTAGAGATAGCTTGTGCTATTACTTTTTGATCTGCTATATCTTGAGGAGAACGATCATCAATTAATTTATGTATCACTCTCCCATGTTCTTTGACAGGTGTGCGATATCGTTTATTTAAGATTTTTTGATGTTGCTTTTTCAACATTTTCAAGTCATTCTTGTATTCCTGAATTAAATCATTCATATAGATAGCCTCCTCAATAATTTCGCAAACAAAAAAGCGGACACAAATCAACAAGAAAGTTCTTGTCAACTTGTGTCCGCCAGTTTTCTGGTAGGACGATATTCAAAATAATTGTTTCACTTCTTCTTTAACTTGCTTAACTTTATTGCAATGGGATTCTATGACTATTGTTCCAAACGGAGGAAGCTTTACACTTTTCATTTGCCCGTTTGAAATGATGATTGCACAATGATCTCCTTGCATTTTTTCGATGTCACTTAACTCAATTCCTTTTAACTCCATAGCTGCCTCCTGTGATATAATAAACTTGTCGGATTTATTACATCAGTCGGAGCGATCCGGCTTTTTTATTTGCCATTAATTACTTCAATATCCACCAATCTCGCCACTGCTAGATTCTCTTTGCTTTTCGCTAACCACTTGTCACATTCCATCGTGTTTTCAATACGAATGATTGCTGAGTGATTATAGAGATGCTCTACATATCCACGAAACGGATAGATGAACCCTTCTGCTTCGCAGCGAACCATGTCACCGACTTTGAATTTTGGTTTCTGACGTGTTTTAGGGTTCTTTGTCGGCATATCTAGCATCAACCCGCCGATACCATGACTACTAGCGTAAAATCCGTCTTTTAGTTTCATTACTCTACCCCCTCATGATCGACAGTGACCAGTTCATATACTTGCGTTAATCCACCAAGTCGTCGTGAAACTTGGTTAGCTTCTTCGAGATTATCAAACCATCTTGCACTTTGGAGTATGTCTACAATGGATACTGTGTTAGCCCCTATAGAACGTTCATCACTTCTGTAAAATTGATTTCCAAACTTTACTACATAAATCTTCATTCTGTATCCTCCTCATCGATCTCTATCTCGACATCTCTGCCTTCTAAAATCTGTTTGGTATCAATACCTTTTGTTTTCAACGCCAAACCGCCATCTTTTTGTTCAGCAACAATGCTAATTGCAATTGCCTTTGTTCCGTCTGGTATTTGGAGCATTAGATGTCTGCTCATCCTTCTGCCGCCTCGTATGTTTTTTCAAAAATATCTGGCTTACATGGATAAAATTCGCCTTCCACACCTTGAATAATATAGTCTCCATCTTTAACAGTCATATTCCCTTCTAAAGTAGAAATGAAAAATCTGCCTTCACATTCTTCGGTTCCTTTCGCTGTAGTTAATCTAGCCATATCCGTGACCATCGGATAGTACTTTGCAACATCCTTTTCCGCTTTTAATCGATTAAATTGCACTGCTTCAATAATTACTGGTTTCTTTCTATATTTCATCCTTCTGCCACCTCTTCAACTGTTCCACCGATAGTCTGAGCAGTACGCTCGGCATCTGATTTCGAATCAAATATCTTAATCTCTTTATTTCCGTCAGGGATAATCAACGCGCCTCTTTCTTGATACTCAACGAAATATCCCTCGCCTATTTTAACTCTGTACAACGGCTCTTTCTCGACCTCGTAGCCGTTGTATAGGCTCAATAGTGTTTCATATGATTGTCTCGTTGCCCAAGTGAGTAATTCTTCACCTTGTTCTTGCGTCACTATGCCATCTCGTACAAACCAATCACAGAAATAATATGAATCACCATCTTTAGATTTGATTAAATACGCTATTTTTTCAGCTTTTGTAAAAGGGTCCGTAGATTTTTCGATCCAACCTGCCACAATTGGCTTAACAATTAGCTTCTTCGGTTCGTCTAGTTGTTTTAAATCACTCGACTTCACGAATACACCATCTACCATTTTTCCTGTGCGTCCTTTGATTTCGTTGTATGCTTGGTTCAGACACTCGTACAAATCCATATCATTTTGCATAGCTAAAATAATCAAGGTTACTACTACGTCTCCAATTCCGTCTCTTAAACCATGTTCATCTTTTCTAGCTAGAGAAGCGGCAACTTCCCCAACTTCTTCGACAGTTTTTAACATTTGCTTACTAGATTGGGCTTGATCTAGTCCTTTATCTTTAGCCCACTGCTCTACTTTTGTGATTAGTTCGTCCATTTTTTCTCCTCCACATACTTAAATTGTCGTCCTTTTGAATCAATCCATAAGTTCCTAGCTCTATCCCAGATGATGTTTTTGCTTAATCCAGTAATTTCAGATAACTGTTCAGCAGTACCTGTTACTAGAATTCGATCACCATGCCAGATTGCAATTTTTCTCGGCGTTTTCCGTTTGGACTTTTCAGCCCACATTGATTTGCCGATCCTTTGGACTTCTGCAACTATTTCTTTGTCTTCTTGCCAAGATTCTGACTTGGTTAATTCAGCAATTCGTTTCATTGCTGCTTTCTTATCCACGATCATTCCTCCAATCTACGAATTTTCCTTCTTAAATTCACTATGTGTAAATCGATTGCCTTTTTCGCCGTTTCATTGACCATCACTGCCTTTGTCCGCTCCAGATCGTCAATCTCACGTTGAATGCTTCGAATACGCATTTGAATCACTTCTTCTGTTGTCATGATGATCACCTCGTTAAAACCGTTCTTCTTTGAACGTATTCCGATATTTCTTCGCTAAGATCAGCGGTACTCGATATTGACTGCAGAAGAGTTTCGCTTTGATCTTAAAGTCTTTTGTCTGCATTCCTTTGACATCTACGACTTTGACAAGTTTGCCGTTTTTATAAAATGTGAAGTCGGGAATATACTCGATCTTGCGATACTTCTTTCCGTCTAGTTCAAATTTCGGCATCAGCTCAAATCGTTCCTGAAGTTTTACTTTCCAGCCGTTTGCTTCAGCTTGCCACAAAGCTAGATCGTAGTACTCTGCTTCTGCGATAGAATCGAACTTGATACCTCGATGGATAGTTTTTCGATTACGATATTTATTCATTCTCAAGAAGCGCCTCCTTCTTAGCCTGATAAGCAGCAAAACGGGCTTCTAATTCTGCTTTTTTATCAGGATCTAGCGTCTTTTCTTCTTGAGGTTTGTTGACCCAATCAGGCAACTTTTCACGCCGTACATTGTTTTGACGTTTAGGAAGATAGTTTTGTTTTTTCTTGTTCTTAAAAGCTTCTTGAGCTTTTTCTGCTGATTCCATTGTCTTAATTCCTTGATTACTCCATGAATTTAATATCGCTTCAACATATTTTTTCAATCCTGGCATCTCAACGTTGTTTTCGAAAGCTAATTTAAAAGCAAAGAGAATCATATCTGCTCCCCAAGTTTTAATCATCGGTCCTAATGCTCCTTGCAAAAGTCCAGTAGGTGCTTTCCCCCAGTTTTTTTGGATGAACTCATACACGCCTATATCATCTTCTTTATTTGTCTTGTTTTGTTTTGTATTGTTTATATAAGCTGAAGGATTTACTGTAGAATCTACTGAAGGATTTACTTCCCTATTTACTTTCGGATTTACTTTACTATCTACTGGAATATTTCCAGTAGCGGAGTTTTCTACCGTATTATCTACTGTAGTTTTTACTGTAAAATTTCCAGTTAGATCAGAAAGAATATAAACTCCAGCTTTTGTACGACCTCTCTTTTTATATTGAAGGAGTCCGTTTTGGATCAATTGATTACGATTGTTAATCAATGTTTTTTCAGACGTTTTAGTCATTGCTTGTAGCCTTGTATTGGCAATCGATAATTCGCTCTGCCATCCACTTTTGTTTGCTATAGCCATTAGCTTATACCAAAGCAGTTGGGGACCAGCGCCAAGCTCGTTATATTCAAGCCAATTGTCAAAAGCATTAAGCTGTCCGATGTAATCCAATTGTGTTCCTCCTTTCGTTTTGATGTTAAGAGGGAGATAACTCCCTCGCTATTTGTTTAATGGTGGATTTGATGCATCAAATAATCCAGTTTGTACATCTTCATTTTCTTCAGAAATAACCTCTACTTCTTTTCTTTCAGGAATATCTTCTTCAACTTCTGTTTCAGCAATAATGCTGCCATCTTCTTGAACTCTTTGGACTCTCTCATCCGATGTGGTAGCTTCTTGCATTTCAATGGATAAGATCCCCCATTTAGAAAGAAGATTTCTCAAAACAGTTTTTCGTGCCATTGCATTGTAATCAGATGCCCACACACCACTTAACTTTGTCTTATCTCGATCTTTATTGTTAGCAATTCGATGAGCTTCAATTTCTTGTTTGGTCCAATAGACAGTTTTCTTGAATCCATTCAGTAATTCAAAATAGCCAACATATCCAATGACTTCATCAGATGTTCTACCATTTGGATCAAACTCGAACTCTTCTGTCAGTCGGTTCCAGCTTTTTAGTTCTCCTTCGTAAACTTCAATCACATTTAATGCTTTGTATTTACCTGATCGTTGGGCTAATTGGATATATCCTTTATAGCCAAGCATAAATTGAGCTTTCTTTTCCCATTTCCCTGTTTGCTTGTTTTTACTATTGAATGGAACTAAATATGCATAACCTAAATTCTTATCTAGCCCAAGATTTAATGTTGCAGCAGTTAACGCGCCGCTCATGATAGACATCGGTTCACTATCTGCAAGATAACTGTCATTAGATACAAGAGTCATAACATTCGACATAAAAGCATTAGCATTGTCATGAAGTACTTCTTCAAATTTCTTTCTCATTGTTGGTGTATTCATTAGAGCTTTAAGCCCTAACTGTCCTGGTGCAACTTGTTTCTGTGGCTTTTCTGCCAATTGGTTTTTTAACGATTCATTTGTTGCCATATTATTTGATCTCCTTTTCGGTTAGCCTTCTTGATTCAGTAACGTTATAAATCTCTTCATCATTTGCGACATCTGGATATTTCTCTGCTAGTTTCTTCGAGTTCATACGTCTCGTACGGACAAGTTTCCAACTGATAATGTTTCTTTGTGTGATACCGATACTAGCTTCACGTTTGCCTAATTCACTGATGAACTCGTTGTCCACCTGTCGAATAGCCGATTCAATTTCTTTCTTGGTTCGCTTGAGTTCTCTTTTTTGCTCGATAAGTTCATCAAAACGTGATGGTAGAGCTGTTTGATTTTCTTCTATATCTGCATATTTTTCTTTTAAGAAATCAGCAGTCGCTTCACTTCCGTCAATTACAGGCTCAATACCTTCAACTACATTTGTTTCCCAAAATTCAACCAAGCGTTCTGTAATTGTATCGATTAATTCTTGATCTCTCGCAATTCGCTTCCAAATGAATTTTTGTCCACCGATCAAAACAGCGATATAACAATAGTCTTTGTTTAAAACGTTCATGTAATGTTGAACTTGGCAGAGATAACTGAGTGGTACTTCTTCACCTTCCCACTCTTTGCCGAGAAATTGATTGGCTGTTTTGCATTCCAGAATGGCATTTTCTCCCACTACATCACGATCAATATTCGCTCTTAGAAACGGATGCAGTGGATGTTCAAAGACTTGATTTCTTCTGCGAACCTTTTTACCTGTACGTTCTTGAAACTCTTTAGCAACCACTTCTTCTAAGATATTGCCCCAATAAGCGGGCTCACTTCCTGATTCTTCAAGTACTACTTGTCCTGTTTTTTCTAGCCAAAGTTGATAAGGTGATTTCCACTTATTCAATCCTAAAATCGTTCCGACATCAGAACCTCCGATGCCTTTCTTGCGGTCTTCAAGCCATTCTTGACGGCTCATTTCTAAGGTAGATTTACTCATCGTCTTCCTCCTCTTTATGTGGCGTGCCCCATTCTGGAGTAGTTAAATACTGATCGAGCGCTTGTCCAAAATCATTCATTGTTTTAGCCTTCCTTTCATGCTAAAATACAGTTAAGTTATTTTGATATGTTGCCGATTAGCGATTGCCGTCGCTGGTCGGTCTTTTTTGTGTTGGCATTTTGAAACTTTCTCTTACAGCAGTAATCGCTACTAAGGTTCCCCAATAAATAAGTGCATATGCTGGATTAATACTTGCCAGTACGATTGCTACTAGACTCATAAGCAAAGCGCTCTTGACAGTCATTTTAAATACAGTTTTCATTTCTTTCTCTCCTCTCTATATTTAGCAATTTCGCTAGCAAGATCTTCATTCATATGATTCTCTAAAAATCGAGCGACTTCAGTTTTAGGAATTCTAATTTCACCAAGTTTCAAAAAACCGATGTATCCCATCTCAATCAAATCTTTAACATTTTGAGGATTTGTTGTTATAGCTAATGCCGCTTCAGTAACTGAGTATGTTAATTTTTCAATGTTTCTTTTATTGTTGCGCTTCAAGACAACTTTTTTTGGAAAAATATTTTCCAATGTTTCCATTTCCATCATCCTTTCATATATCCTTGTACTACCCAGTACGACAGCCGTTCCTCACTAAGCTTGCGAATATCGATTCCAAGTATTTCGCATAATGCACTTATTAGTGTGACCTCAACCATGATCTCGTCTAAAAATTCATAAGCATATGCAATGATTTGTTGACGATCATCAACAGTTAAGTAATTTACTTGTTTAAGAAGAATTTTTTCTACTTCTTGCTTCTTCTGTTTCCGCTCATCTGATTCAATCATTTGCAACTTGTCTAATGAAGATGGGTCTCTTCTATAAACATCACCATCAATTGATTTGAATAAACCAAAGAACTCATGAATCACTTGAAGAGTGAAATCTGAATCTCTAAAATGATCCGTTAACGCCTGAGCATTTTCCAACGTCACGGGCTTCGTATTAAGCAATGTTGTCCAATCGCTTAATGACTGTTGAGAGACGTTGATTTGTCTTGCTATTTCCTTTTTGGTCTCACCACTCTTATTAATTACTTCGACTAACGATTCTCGAATAACACTTGATTTTTTTAACAGTTTAAACACCTCATATTCTTATTCGCCCGTATATCAATACGAGCAATTTTTTTATACTATTAATTTAAAGAATCAAACGAAAGCTGCTTCATCTAGTTCACGTTCAAGCTCTTTTTGGACTTCTTCAACTAGACGATCGAGTTGATCATCATTTGCACATTTGATGATGTGGACTAGTCTAGGTCTAGCATCAAGTACGATGTTTATTTTTTCTTGTCGTGTCATTAAAATCATCTCCTTATTTATTTGATATAATCTCACTATGAAAGGTGGTGAGATTATGGCTTATAAAGAATCTATCGTTAAAAAGATAATCGAAATCGTTGAAATAGCTCCTAAAGGGACAAGTACCCACTATTTAGAAGGTTTCAATCAAAAAGATGTAATCGATACTGTAAACTCTCTTCATTTAAAATATCCCGACAATATTTTAGAAACAGAAAGTTATTATAGTGAGCTTGTTCCAATTGTAATTAATAAATAATTTTTGGTTATTCTCCTTTTGAATTTTTGAAGTATTTACTCAAAGGGAGAATTTCTGGTCCTACCAAAACATCTTTTATATCAACTTCATCTATAAAACATTCGATTTTTAGTTTTGGCTTGCCTGATGCTGGCATAAATAGTTCAATATTTGTTACTCCACGTCCTAATGTCCAATCATTTAATTTAATTTCATAATTTGGTGAAATTGTTGGGTTTTCAACTTTAGGTTGTATTGAGAGTTTTAGCAGATTTTTTATTTTTTCTTGTCGTGTCATTTGATAGCCTCCTTTGTTTTTAACTCATTTTTGTAGTTAAAAGCCATAAAAAAAATTTTTTCTTTAGGAACATGAAAAATATCTTCTAGATGTTGCATCTGGGAAGGCTTAGGCAAGGTACGTCCTACCTCCCAAGAACTGATTGTTTTTTGGGATACTTTTAATAAAGACGCTAGTTGAGATTGAGAGATCCCTTTTCTAGATCTTATTTGTCCCATTTTGTTTTCCATACATTTCCACCTCTCTTTTACTACCTTATGTAGTTATAATATACTACAAAATTTAGTAAGTCAACTATTATTACTACTTTTTTTTGTATCAACTGAATTTCGTTGTACCGACTACGCTTTGTAGTATATAATTTTATTAAAAGGAGGACTTGCTGTGTTAAAAGATCGAATCAAAGAGTTAAGAAAGCAACATGGCTGGACCCAAGCAGAACTAGCAAAAAAAATGAGCGTGTCCCAACAAACTATAGGAAGTTGGGAAGTAGGTCGTGCAGAACCTAATTCAGAAGCACTAACTAAATTAGCTCATCTATTTAACGTTAGTACTGACTATCTATTAAGTAATCATAAAACTCCGGAATGGGCGACTAAAGAAGATATAATTGAACTTGATAAACTACTTGAATCAAATGCTAACATGTCTTATGGAGGCGAAACTTTAACACCCGAACAGCTTCAAAGAGTCAGAGATGTTTTAGCAGGCATGTTTTGGAAATTCAAAAAAGAAGACAAGGACAAAGAGAAGTGATTGGGTATGGAATTGGATGTTATCAATTTAGTTGAGAACCTAAAGTGGAAGTATCAATCCGCTAATCCATTTTATATTTGTGAAAAAATGGATATTCAAATTGAATATGTTCCTTTTATTGATGATCCTAAAGGTCAATTCCAAGAGATTTTAGGTCGTGCTGTCATTCTTTTGAATAACGAATTAAAGGATTCTGAGGAAAGATTCTATATTTGTGCTCATGAGCTTGGTCACGCCATCTTTCATCGTGGGTTATCTAGCTATTATGTATCAACACGAACATCCAGAAGCAAATCAGAAAGCGAAGCAAATTGCTTTGCTGCTAATCTCATTGTTTCTCTTTATAAAGAAGACAACGATCGATACCCTAGAAAAGTTGAGGAATTAACAAATTTGTACGGGCTTCCTGAAAGCATGTATAGATTTTTAATTTAATTGGCGGCTACTACTTCCTGCCCTAAGTGGGAGTGAAAAAAATCCCGGAGGAAAACTATGGAATTAGAAAAATTTCAAGATACGTTAAAACAATTAGGAAAACGAGTTGTTGAGCTTAAAGATAGCATCGGAACCGAGGAAGCTACTAAAACTTCTTTAATTATGCCTTTTTTCGCAGCATTAGGCTATGATTTATTTAATCCAACCGAATTCGTACCAGAATTTACTGCAGATGTTGGAATAAAGAAAGGTGAAAAAGTTGATTATGCAATTGTTCTTGAAGGTCAACCAACTATACTTATAGAAGCAAAATCAATTAATGAACAATTAACAAAACATGATTCTCAATTATTCAGATATTTCGGCACTACAGTATCGAAATTTGGAATACTAACTAACGGAGAAGAGTATAAATTTTTTACTGATTTAGATGAACCAAATAAAATGGATCTTACACCATTTTTGACTGTTAATATTACTAAAATTAAAGACAGCCAAATCCCAGAATTAGCTAAATTTCACAAAGATAATTTTGACGTAGACAAAATTACGAGCTCTGCAGCTGAGCTTAAATATTTAAATTCATTAAAAAATTATCTTTCTTCTGAACTCAATGATCCAACTGAAGATTTCGTAAAATATTTACTTACTGAAATTTATGATGGTATGAAAACTAAACAAACCGTTGAAAAATTTAAACCTATTATAAAAAAAGGGCTAAACCAATTTATTGCTGAAAGAGTAAATGATAAACTGAGTGCTGCTTTAAAGACATCCGTTTCTGTTGAGGACAATGAAACTAAATCAGAATCTAATACTACAGATGAAACAGATAGTGAAATTGTTACGACCAATGAAGAATTAGAAGCTTATACTATTTGTAAAGTAGTCTTAAAAGATACGATTCCTTTGGATCGATTATTCTATCGTGACAATAGAAGTTATTTCAATATTTTGTTAGATGATAATATAAGAAAATGGATTTTACGTGTCCGATTTAATACAAACGGAATGAAAATTGAGCTGAATGATGAAAATCATACAGTTTATGAATTAAACGAACCAATAGATATCTATAACTATTCAAACCAAATTATTGATGTTGTAAATAAATTTTTATAAAACAATTTATTTATGGGCGACTATCACTACCTGCCATTAAGTGGGAGTAAAAAAATTTAGGAGAATTGAAAAGTGTCGAATTTATTTCTTTTTATTATATTTGCTAGTATAGTCTGTTTTTTTATCGGTTTAATATTATTAATATTAAATTTGATGAAAAATAAAAATAAAAAAACGAGCATCATAATTACCATTTCTTCTATCATAGTTTTTATTGTAAGTGTTACTGGTTTTGAAAAAACTTACAATGCCGGAACAGATGATTCCGACAATAATTATTACGAAACAACTTATGACCCTTCTGTTGATAAGGCTTCAACAGTTCAAAGTGACTCAGAAGAAGGTTCTCTAGAGAGCAATAACTCAGAAAATCCTACTGTAGAATCATCTGAATCATCATCAATAAATTCCAAAATTTCTGATTTACTTGAGCAAAACAAAGGATTTGCAAATGGAACTCTAGATGAAAATGGAAATTCTACGGAAAATGGCACTCCCAATCCATCATTTAATTGGGCATTAACTATTGATAAGATTACTTATGAAAATAATCTACTTAAAGTAATCGTAAACGATAATTTTTTAAGTCTTAATAAAACAGAAGCGGATGCTGTCTCACTCTCTGCTCAAAACGCCGCTGTTTCCATAATAAGCGAAGATAAAAACTGGGATATGAAAAAAGCAGGCAATGGCTTATTTACTCAAGTTTACTACAACGACAATGTAATTGGTCGCTCAAAGATGACAAATGTCAAAGAATTTAAATGGCAATAACCAAAGATTTGCCTTCGGGCTTTTCTTTTTAAACGTAAAAGAACATAAGTTCGTATATTTCTATTAAAAATACGGATTTTACATCTATTCCCTCTCTATATGTACCAAAAAAATTTAACTATCGTACTAATGACATAGCAATATGAAAGGACTGATTTTGTGCGTGGCGGTGTGAGAAAACGTGGAAAACGTTGGTATTATTATTTTGAAGATATCAATGATGATGGCTCAAGAAAAAAAGTGGAGAAAGTTGGCGGAGACACCCGACCAGAGGCTGAAGCTGCTTTACGAAAAGTTTTATCAGATATTGACGAAACAGGACAATACTTTTTAGGTACGGATACTCGAGTAAAACAATACCTTGATTTTTGGATGGAGGAATACGTTAAACTAAATCTAAAATACAATACTTATGAAAACTACCGATTTACCATCAAAAATCATATAGATGGTTATTTAGGAAATAAAAAACTTACAGATCTCTCCCCTGCTCTTTTGCAAAATTTCATCAATGATGAATTTAAAAAGGGTTACTCGAAGAAAACAATGACTATTACTCACTCTGTCCTTAAGAATGCGCTGAATATGGCGGTTTATCCTTGGGGGTTAATCAAGCAAAATCCTATGCTGTATGTAAAGATACCAAAATACGAAGAACGACCAACGACTAAAAAAGATCTAAAAATCATTTCTCTTGAGGACTTTGATCATATGCTAGAAATCACTCCTGAAGGCCATCCTTTCTATATTCCTTTGAATATTGGATTTTATACGGGAATGCGCGTTGGCGAAGTTTGTGGTCTGACGTGGGATAATGTCGATTTTTCAAATGGAACAATTACTGTAGAGAAACAAATGATAAAGAATGATGGCGAATGGGTATATGGTACACCAAAGACAAGCAGTTCCAATCGAACGATTTTTATTGGACAAACCTTGCTAGCAATTCTGAAAAAACATAAGAAACAACAATTAGAAAATCGAATGAAGTATGGAAAGCTCTACATTGATTCAAATGCAGTATGTACGAAGGAAGACGGTGAGCTAGTTACGCCAAGTGTGGTGAAATGGAACACAAGAAGGATATCGAATGCACTCTCCCTCTCTTTTAACTTCCATTCTCTCAGACATACTCATGCTACACTTCTTCTCGAAAATGGCGCAAAAATGAAAGAAATCTCTGAACGATTGGGCCACAGCAGAATTTCAATTACGATGGATACTTACTCGCATGTAACTGATAAGATGAGAAATGAAACGGTCGATATCATGGAAAATCTTAGAAAGAATTCTTGA